TGGGGTACTACGGCAACATCGGTTGCCACGCCCCGTCGATGAATATCCAGATAAAACTTCCTTGAGGTAACGGGAAGTTATACGTGTTTCTTACCAGCCCAGTTCTGTCCGGTGTGGATCGCGTTGATGGCCGTGCGGCTACAACCGAACGTCTTCGCGACGTTGCCCTGTGTGGCACCACCGGCGAGAAGCAAGCGGATTCGAAACACGTCTTCTTCGGAAAAACGAGCGTGGGGGTTCGAAGCTCCCGGCAGAGAGCCCCCACTCGCGCGTCCCGTTCGTACGCGATCGGCTGCATTGTCCTGGTCAGTGCCTGCGTACAGGTGCTCCTTGGCACAGCACAGACGATACGAAACGTCGCCGGGCGCGTAGAAGCCCTCACAGGTGTGCAGCACGTGCCTACCCTCGGGTACGGACCCGTGATACAGCTCGTACGCTTTCCGGTGGGTACTCTTCAAGACGTGTGTGCTTTCCCGGAAGGCCCCATACCCGAGTTTGCCCTTCCCGGCCTCCCACAACCGACACCCAAACTCATTCGGCTTCCCGACCTTGCTCCAGAATCTTTCCTCAACAGTTTTCATAGTACCAGCTCCTTGACTGGAGCGTAGCAGAGAGACTCTCCCTTGGCGATCAATCGGAAACTTTTCAATGACACCACGGCGACCTCGCCCGGCGTCGTTATCGTCGCGGGTCGAGTCGTAATCGGCTCCACCGGCGCAGTCGGGACCCAGACGGGTCTCGGGTTTACGGTCGCGCGCTCCGGCGTGGGCCTGTACACCATCACCGTGTCACCCGCGGACAGCGGCGTTCCCGCTATCCTCTATTCGCAGATCGACGTGGTGTTTGCAACCGCGAACAACACCCAGACTGTGAAGCAGCTGACCCAGGTGGCTTCCACCGGCGTTGTCACTGTCCAGTGCAACGATGCGGGCACCGTAGATACGGCCGCGGAACTCCCAAGCGGCTCGATTCTGCAAGTGCTGCTGCTCATAAAAAACGTCGGGTATACGATCTAGCAGCTTACGGGAAATGGCCCCTCGACGCCTTTTCCTCCCCGTCCCTGGATAGGGGTCGTTTCCCCCACCCGGCCCGGGCATCCTCGCTTCTCCCGAGGGTGTTCCGGGCCTTTCTTTTGAGGTGCGCCCGTGGCTCTACTGACGATCACCGACCTGATTTCCGATGCACGGGAACTGGCAGACGCGGAAACGCCCTCGCCAACCACGGACTTCGTGACCGACACGGAGCTCACCCGCGTGCTGGCGCGCGCCTACCGCAAGCTCTATGCGATGGTCCTGGCCTTCGACGGCGGCATGTTCCTCTGGACCACGAGCACGGTCCTCACGACCCCGTACACGCTTCCCGCGACCTTCTATCGCTACGTGAGCGCCGAGGTTCCCGGGAATGGGGGCTCGCCGAACAACTGGTCCGAGCTCAAGCAGTTCCCATGGCAGGAGCGCAACTCGTATACCGACCTGCAAAACCCCCGCATCCGCATCGTGGGCGGCCTGGTGCACTTCGCCCCGCAGGACGCGGCCCCGAGCTCGGTGCGGCTCTGGTATGTTCCCGCGGCGCCCTCCACGGCGTCTATCATTTCCTCGGGAAGCGTGAACTGCCCGGTCGATGGCATGGAGGACTTCCTCATTGCCACCCTGGCGTTCTACGTCTGCTCGAAGGAGGATCGCGATGGCTCGCTCCACCAGATGGCTCGGGAAGAGGCCCTGGCGGTGGTTGCTTCCGCTGTGAAGTCGCTCGAGTACACCGAGGCACGCCCTATTGCTGATGTGAGCGTTCTGCCTGCGGACTACGATGACTATTCGACCTGGCGTTGACCCTTATAGAGCGTGCACTAGGACCTAGGGGGGGTCTGGACAGCCGTCATCATAACAACGGTTTCAGGTCTGTAAAGGGGTGGACAAAAAATAAATGCTAAGACCTCAACCACCAGCTTCTTTCTACACGCACGACCCCCGTACGATGGGCGACTTGCGCAAGCTGCGGGATCACTGCTTGGACATCCTCAAGTGGATTGACGACCAGGCGGGCGGAGGCGGCACGGGCACGGTCACGAGCATCACCACCGGGACGCCGGGCACGGTCACGATCACGAACGCCTCCGGGCCGGTCGTGAACATTGACGTAACCGCGGCCTCCGGGGACGTCACGGAGGTCCAGGCGGGCACCGGAATCAGCGTGGCCTCGGGCACCGGGCCCATTCCCGTCGTGTCACTCAACACCGCGACGACGGACGGCTTGTACCTCAAGCGAGCCGCCGCTGACTACGTCTCGTTTTCGGCTAAGGCCGTGCCGAGCAGTGCCGACGTACTGCTTCCCGAGGACAGTGCTGCGTCGGGGGCCAAGAAGTACGCGACCCTGGCCCAGGCCCAGGCGTTCACACTGTCCCCCGCGGTGATGGCTCCAAAACATTGGTGGACGGCTGCAACCGTAACCGTGACGGGAAGCGCCATCAACACGTGGCCCGACGCGGGAAGCGGCGCCAAAACCTGGACGCAATCCACGAGCACCGCCAAAGCCACGCTAGCGACCGACGGCTCGGGAGACGCCTACGCGTCGTTTGACGGTACCAGCGACTTCTACAAACCGTCCTCGGGTTCCAGCGCTGACTGGACGTGGCTGCACAACGGCGACTACTGGTCGATCGCGATCGTGTTTTCTCATCCCGGCGCAGCGTTCCGCCAGATGTCCTCGAGCCCGGAAAGCATTCTGAGCACGTTGGCAGGCTCGGGCGCTAATGTTGGGTTTGAGCTCTCCAACGGCTATTCCACAGCCGCTGGCGGGTATCGGCGCAACATGACCGTCGCAACGTGCCTAAACGGTGCCACGGCGCCTACCGGTATCGCGGCGCAAGCGTCCCACATCACGACGCAAGTCGTGGCCAACGGGACGGCAGCGGAGCAACGCGACAAAGACGTGCTCGTAATGGTTCATCTCGGTGGGCTAGCTAGCAGCGGCGAATCAAATGCCTCGTGGTACAGCGCTAGTTCGTCCGCCCTCGCACAGGGCAAGACCACGGAAACCTACTGGAACGGTCGGCACGTCCATACGTGGTCCAGAACCGCGTCGAACAGTGGATCTGGAGACATCCCGGTGTACAACACGGGCAGTCCCACCAATCAAATCTCGCTCGGTGCGTCTGGCAACGGCACCCAGCAGTTCTACGCGGGGCGTATCTACGAGGTCGTCATGTGGCAGCGCCCTCTGCTCACCCGCGAGGTCGAAAACTACATGGAATACGCGAGAGCCGCCTACCACCTGACCTGGATCTAGGAGATCGCCTGTGCTCAAGCCCCAATCTAAAGAAATCCCGCTGCGCTTCGGCCTCGATCTCACCGAGGATGAGGAAGGCGCGCCCAACGGCGCGGCGTCGCTCGTCAACTTCGACTTCGACCAAGCGGGCGTGCTCGTGCGGCGTCCCGGCTTTGTCTACTCGGACCACGGCCCGGGAAGCCAGACCAGCAACTCGGGCACGGCGGCGTTCGCAAACAGCGGGAACAAGGTCCAGTTGGTCCAGCGGGCCGAATCCCAGACGGGCCTGAAGACGATCACGACGTTGTCGCCCGGCGGTCGGCGCGTGCAGAACGTGTCGTCGGCGCCCGACCACCTCGACGACTACACGCTCGTCGCGGCGAGCGCGGCGGACGAGGACGAAGCCACGAGCTGGGCGTATATCGGGGCCAACGTCCCGAGCACGACCTACCTCTACATCGTGCACAACGCCTCCGGCCGCGTCGTATGGAACAACAGGCTTCCCGGCGGATGGTACGCGCGCGTCGAAGGCCTCGCCTCGCCCAGTAACTCGAATCGGTTCTGGCACTTGTACGTCATGGTCTACAACTCCGGCACGGCCCAGAACGACCTGGTTTTCTATCAGCTCGACGGTGTGTCCGCGGACGTGACGCCGGAGCTCGCCCCGACGTTCACGCTGACGCTACAGAGCACCCTGCAAGCCAACGTGCGCTGTAACGGCGGCTACACATTCCCGATGGATGCTTCGACGTGGCCTGGCGCGCCGTACGCGTCCGCGGTGGTCTACCTCGACAACACCGGGAATATCAAGTACCGCGTGAACACGGTCAACACGACCGGCTCGGCCACCGCAGCGTCGTCGCCTGGGCTCGCCACGGGGAACTGTTTCGTGTGGGCCAAGTACTCCAGCAACGGCATTCTGAACGTGGTGTTTTACGACGGGACCAATGTCATCGTCGCCAACGATTCGAACGGCACGTCGGGTGGCGGCACCTGGGCTGATACAACAGTCTACGCCGCGGCAGCGAACTTCAAGTATCAGGTGACGGTCTACACGAGTGGCCTCAGTTCTTCCAACGTCACCCTGATCTTGCAGGAAACGGCCGGAATCACGTGGGCACTCTGGAGCGCCTCCGCGCGGACGCCCCCGGCCAGCTGGTACACGTATTCCCGAGTACAGCTTGCTAGCCAGGCCTTTGCGCTTCCCCGAACCGTCGGGAACACGTACTATACAGCCGTCGCGGTGGCGCCCCTCCTTCCCTCGAACGTGACCGGGAACGCCTACCCCGACGCGACTATCATTTCCCTCGGGGACCCGAACGCGCCCCCGGCGGTGACGACGCGGGGGCGACTCGCCTTCGATTCGTATCAGCCCCCAGTTGGACAGGGCATTTCGTCGGTTTGGCACGCGGGCGCGCTTCCCACGATCCGCCCCACTGCCGACCCGGCGGTGTTTCGGGCCGCCACGCTTTCCGTTTCCGAGACGGGAGCTGCGGGAGCGACGTCGATCGCGCTTGGCCTCAATCCCTATGTGAACCGGGTCCGCTTGTCGACCATCACCGCGGCGTCCGACGCCGCCGTGGTGACGTGCCGACTGCAAAACACGTGCGTCGTATCGGGCTCGGTTCCGCTGGCCTACGACGGCTACAGTGCGGTTCCTCTGGCATTCACCGAGGCGCCTCGAACGGCCTCGCTTGCTGCGTCCGTGGGCGCCGGGCCCCTAACGGGAACTTTCAACTACATGACGGTGCTCGAATACACCGACGTCAACGGCACGATCCAGGTGTCGCCCCCGTCGTCGACCGTGCCCATCACGGTCACGGCGAAGAACGTGGAGGTCACGGCGTCCGCGGACATCCTCGACGGTCCATTCCCGAGCCGCCTCCTGTACGTGCGTTACAAGCTGTACCGCACCGAAGCCGGCGGAACGACGTACTACCTCGTGGGCACGAAGATGCTCGAGATGAATCAGGGGTCGAACACCACCACGGCCAACACCGCCGCGACGCTCACCTTCACGGATAACGTTCCCGATTCGTCCCTTACGACCGCGGAAAGCATCTACAGCGACGGCGCCCCCACGTCCCCGCTGGTTTCCGAGACGGTGCCGCCGCTTTCGTTCGTGTGGACACACCGCAATCGGCTATTCGGAGTGCGCTCTGATATACCCGAAATCGTACAGTTCACGACCGAGGTGAGCGATTCGATCGCCCCTCGGTTCAACGCCGTGCTGTCCTTGCGCGTCGACAACCAAGCGGGCCCCGTGCTCGCGGGCGGGTCGCTCGTCGACAAGGTGGCCTTGTTCCAGGAAAACCAGATTTGCATCGTCACGGGCGAGGGCCCGGACGGGAATGGAAACGGCACGTTCTCGTTTCCCGAGGCGGTGGGTCGAGTGGGGGTCATGCCCGACCAGGTTGCGGGCGTTGTAGAGACGCCCACGGGCATCTTCTTCCCCAGCCGCACGGGCATCCACCTGCTAACGCCCGACCTCCAGGTCGTCCCTGTGGGCGCCGCATTGGGTGATCGCCAGTTTGGCGTGAATCACCCGGTAGTGCGCGCGCGCTACCTGGCAACCCGAGCCCAGGTGTGGTTCATGACCGCAACGACGGTGTACGTGTACGACCTCCGCCTGGGGTTGTGGACGACTTTCACGGGAACCAGCGGGACCTGGGCGGGTATCCGGGACGTGACCGAGTACCTGGGCGCGGTGCTGGTTCTCGCGGTAAAGGCCGACGGGAGCACGTTCGTCCTGGAGCTCAGCTTGAGCACGCGCGCGGACGCGGACGCGACGACCAACCTGCCGACAGGGCGGTTCACCCAGCACGTGATTTTCCCGTGGTTCCGGGTCGATCGAGCCCAGGCGCTGCGCAACTGGAAGCTCCATATTTCCGGCCGCAAAACGACCGGCGATGGCACCTCGGCCTCGGTGGCGGCAGAAATCTACTCGCAGTCGGAAAGGAACGTGAAGTCGTCCACGTCGCCCGACAGCACGTACACTTGGAGCGCGGCCCAAATCACGTCCATGGCGAACAACTTCCTGATTTC